TAGGTTCCTCTCTGGACTCTCTTCCTAACCCCCCCTTAATCCCCCCCTCAGAAAAAAATATCCATTCTCGGGTCTACGACCCTCGCTTTGCTCGGTGGTATGAAGGCTATCCAGAAAAAGTTGGGAAGGGAGCAGCTGAGAGATCCTTCTTGAAGGCCCTTAAGTCCGGGGCAACCGAAGAGGCGCTTACCGAGGGGCTGCGGCGTTACGTCACATACAAACCCCATGACCGACCGTGGTGTAATCCCGCGACCTGGCTAAATCAGGAGCGATGGAATGACGAGTACCCGGCACCCAAACCCAACGGCCATAGCCCCAGCTTTGGCCGCATCCGAGACCCGACCGAAATCATGGCCGAGATTACAGCCCGCGACCGGGCAAAGGAGCTAGGACGATGAAACCCCGACTCACCGTGGCTGACCGTTGCCGCACTCTGCGGAAGGAATTGCTGGACGAAGACTACACCCCCATGGAGGTCATCGAGATCCTCGGCACCACGATGGCCGAGGAGCTGAGGGCGGTCGGCGATCCCTCCGAAAAGGTCATCCGCCGGCTGACCGCACTCGCAATCACGGAGGTCTAGCATGACCGAGACCCCAGGCCAGGCCTTCCGCCGTGTCCGCAAGGAACGCTGCGACAAAGTACGCTACCTTGCGGCCTCCGTCTGCCGCTCAACCTCGATGATCAACTACGTCGAACGCGGCATGCGACGCATACCCAGATGGTGGCTCACGTCCCTGCCACCCGAGTATGCAGAGGCTATCGTGCCGATCCTGATCGCCGAGCTCGAGGAGCTGCTGCCGAAAAAGGAGAAGCCCCGGCCAGGGGGACTAACCGGGGCTCCAAGGAGTTCGCGCAATCTTGGGGAGGTTACGCAGGCAAATGATGCCGCGGCGTCGACGCAAAAGTCAACCCGCAGCCCATATGCCGCGCCAGACCCAAGCCCTTGCTCGATCGGCACCCCATGGGGCTGCGGCTTCTACGGCGAATCACCCGAGGAAAGAGCCTTTCGCCGGTACCCGATCACGCACAAACCCTCCACCGAATCAAATTCTACACCGCCAGATCTGGTCAATTGCCTTTAATCCAAGGCAAATGGCGGCTTTCCTGGGGTTATCGCATCCTGTCACAAAAAACTTGTGCTACACATAAAAACCCCTCGCGCACGGATACCGCTACACAGGGTCAACCGCACCACTTAAACGGGAGATCCTACAAAAACGTCTCCAGTTTCCGAAGGTGGGCGCAAAAATTAGCACCCACTCCCCCTCCCCCCGTAGGTTATCCCCGTAAGCTCAGCTTCTAGACAGACGATAAAAGCTCCGGGCGTGTAAAAGAGAAGTAAGAAAGAGTGGCGCACATTTCAGCGCTAACAATCGTTTAGCTCATCGCTAGCGTAGGCTGTGCGAGCAAAGGGGTAGAAGAACATGCTTTCAAGTCGGACTCTGTCTGCGGTGCTTCTTGGCTTGGCGATGGTTGCGAATGCGGCTGGGGGTATCGCTGAGGAGCGGCATTGCTGGCGTGAGGGCTACCGCATTGTCTGCGATCACCACGACAATCAGGAATGGCGGGAGTGGAAGCAGCGCCACAACTGGCGTCGTGAGCACCGCTGGTGCCATGACCATCCGGAGCGGTGCTGAATGAGCTGGCTGACCTGCTGGTATGCCGGCATGTGGTTGCTTTGTCTACCTGCGTACGACTACCGCCAGGCGCAAGCCAACGTGCATGGCGAGCACGCCTGGTACAACCTGCAGCATGATCTGCGGGAGCGGCCTGAGATCTTCCGCATCGAGGGGCATCACGAACGCTACTAGCTGCGACAGCTTGTCGCATCGACTCTTGCTTCTTAGCGCGACATGTTGTGAGCGTTACGAAGATAACGGAGAGAAGAGATGCTATTTGCTAGCGAAGCGCTAAACCAGGCTTTTGGCTTGGGTCTGGGGATCGGGTTTATCGTTGGAATGTGCCTCGGGCTGGGTCTAGGTGCCATCCTGATGTTGGCAATAAAGAGTGAGCAGTGAACGGAGAGAAGAGATGCCACTGTTACAATTTACGTCGCTTCCCGAGTTTTTGGCCGCTGTTGCTGTGTTTATTTCAGCGCTGGCCATATTCCTCGCTGCTTTTGCCGTGTGGGGCTAGCCATGAAACGCTTGCTGCCATTTGTTGTCGGCATGCTGATCGCAGCTTCGGCATATGCCCAATGTCCTGATTGCACAGGCCCGCTGGCGACAGCAATCGGAACAGAGATACCCAGCGATGGCCTGGGGTCTGGTGGCCTGGCGACGCAATTCGTATGGGTCGGCAACTCCATCCATGTGTACATCTACACAGGAGATAATCCTGAGCCATACGGGAGCGCCAGGATCTCGGTCCCTGGCAGCATCAACACCGTGGCTCATCCGCGGCCGCTATGTAGCGTTACAGGGGCGCAAACCGGTCCTGAGTACACCCCGCCAGGATACGGCAACCCTTACTGGCCGATGGTTACATTCCAAACCGGCGAGTACACGCTGAATGATGGGGTTCATCCGACAACGGTAAACGTGACGTGGCTTGCTACCAATTTCCTGCAGCCGCGTACCGCCTATGGCTTCGTCGTCAGCTGCGCACCCCGACCCCTGACATAGGATACAGAGCTTAGCTAGTACGGCCATCGAAAGATGTTGAAGCTACCGATCGTGAGCATTGCCGACGCGAGCGACGGCCTGAACCGGGCAGGAGCGAAGGACGAGCCGCAGCCTATATCCGGGAGCGGCAACTACAAACGAAAGCGGCATTCTCGGGACGTGCCGCGGAAGACAGGTCCCGATCAACCCAGGGAGATCGAAGTGAACAAGTTTCTTGCAACTACGGCTGTAGCGCTTGCTCTAGCTTGCGCTTCTACCCAGGCAAACGCCTCGTATAACATTTGCGCTTTCGAGTCATCCCCAACCGGATGGTTTGCCGCGTGGTATTGCGACAGCAACGGAACCGTACAATCGACTTGTAGCGAGTCCAATAATGCTAATTTCCCGACATACGGGCAGGATCGGGCCGACTATTACGCGGCCTTTATCTCACATCGCAACGCGTACTTTGGCACCAACGCAGGCAACACCTGCGCCTGGTTCTATACGGATAATAACTAATGAATAAGATAACACGCCGCGACCTGTTGGTTCGCGGCGCTGGTGCAGGAGCTGGAGCTCTTGTCTCAGCTAAAGCTCTGGCTGCATCCGGTAGCGGTCAAGCTCAAGGGTTGACGTACATGCTTGAGGGGGTCATTCCTTCAGCGAATGCCGCGGCTTTTTTCTCAAATCAGGCAGGAGCGAGTTCAGATATCATCAATGGAAGAGGGAAGACTTCTGCCTTCCCCAACGTACCATTCAACACAAGTGCGTCTGCGAGCATAGTAGCCACGGTTCTTCCGGAACTTCTTTCTGATATTCCGGTTGAGGGAATGAGGCTGTTTACTCAACACGCCGGGCCTATAGCCGAGATTTTAGCTCTCACGATTTACCCTCCCGGCACGCCACTTACCGTTGCCCAAGGGGTAACCTCATGGGGCTTGCCTATGCTGCGAGTAAAGGCTCAAACAACAGCAGGGGTTGCAACTTTTGTCGGCATGCTGCCCCGATGGGATGCGGGAGTATGGCAAACCATAATAGTCCTGTTGAATGATGTAACTCGATCGCTCCAGGCAGGTGTGACAGCTTTTCAGTTCCTAAAGAATCAGCGCAGTCCGTCGCTGGAACAAATGCCGATAATGGTCGGCTATCCGAACCGGGATAGACCGACGTCTGCGATAGTCAACGTTCCAATGAACCTGCCTGTAGGGATGACAGGGTCAGGAAGTCAGTTGGACATTACAATCGGAAGGATCCCAAACACCTTTGGGCCGGGATCGCAGGGAAGCTTACAAAACACCACCATAGGCTCAGTGACCTATAGTCCGCAGGCGGCCGATCCAAATTATACAATCTCGCAAGCCGTGCATCTTCCCACTGGGGCCTTTATCAATCCAGGCTATGGCGCACATAATGCCTTCACTTCAACTTCAGGTTATTCCCCTGTTGCTTTGATAGGAGAGGTGCTTGGAGACGGGCTAGGTTTTATGCGTAACTATGGCATCATAAATAGTTCCGAACTACCTGAGGGAGTCTATCTGGATACGAGGTTTGGTAATTCGGGTACCAATCTTGTAGATGATGCCCAGAGCTTCCAAGACCCCTTCGGTCCTTAACCCTGGGCGATAAGGGGACGGACATGATTGACGAACGAGAAGCCCTGAAATTGCTGGAAGCGATCCATCATCTGGCCCGGCTCGGCTATCCCTATGATCGAGATTCTTCGCCAATTGGTACGGACATCGTATTAGCGCTTGATCAGATCGCAGGAATCGCCATACGGACCATCGTAGAGCATGGGTCGCGTGAGATCATTCGGCAACGGCAACATCGGGACCGCGATAGGACAATCCATGACTAAGGTGCCCGACCTGCTTCAGGTGCTGATGTACAACTTTATGAGTGCCCGCGGTGCGGCATGGTGGAGGCAATTCCTCACCATGCCTACACTGCGGGAACTTGAAGTGATAAGCTTCGAGATCAATTGGGAGCGTGCCAGGAGAGCAAAGAAGGAAGAGCATGGGTAAGGAGATCACCCCGAAGGCTACTTGGCTTGCGATGACCGAACAGGAGCGGCTGTATACTCTGCTCCACATGACCACCGATCAATGCCACGATGTCCTGGCCGAACCTATTGATTTTCGCAACGGCATTCTAATGGGCGCCAAGATCAACGTCATTCGGGCGGTGCTGCACACCTGCATGAAGCTTGGGATGCGGGATCGCGACATATCGCTGCAGCGCGACAAGCTGATTGCGGAATTGACAAAGAAAATGAAGAACGGGAAGGATCGCGATCCGCTGGATGATCCGGTAGAATGACGCTTGACGAGCATATCCAGGAAACCGCGGACTGCTTGTGCATTTCGATCTGGCGAGATCGTGATGGTTTGCTGCATCACCTGAAGCCAGGGCAGCCAGCGCCTTCTGGTGCGCAGGTGTGGAAGCCGGCGGGCCCCTGGCACCCGCCGATACACGGGCCGGAGCAGCCGCCGGCGTCGACTGAGACAAGCACAACGCCATGAGCTTAGCCGAAAACAAAAGGGTCTTCCGCGTCGTTAACGCGATAATGGTAGAAAGAGGCTTGTCACAGCCCACCGACGAAGTCTATCGCGAGGCCTGGCGCTTTCTGGCGAAGCTGGATGCAGCTCTCAATTGCCATTCTGATCAGGAGAAGCCACCCGATGCCTGATCCTCTGACGGTCGTGCTGCTCGGGCAGCCGGTCGGCAAGGGTCGCCCCAGGTTCGCCGGACACGGGCATGCGTATACAGACAAAAAGACCAGAGCTAATGAGGGCTATCTGAAGCTGGCCGCCGCGGGCGAGATGCGGGACCGCGAGATGTTCACAACCCCGGTCAAGCTTACCGTGCGGGCCGAATTCAAGATCCAGCCGTCATGGTCGAAGAAGAAGAAGAACGCCGCTATCCTCGGCCAGCTTGCCCACGGCAGCTCTCCTGACATCGACAATATTATCAAGCAGATAGGCGATGCGTTTAACGGTCTGGTGTGGACCGACGATCGCCTGGTGTCCGCGTTGATCGCAAGCAAAGTCTATAGCAATCAGCCCAAGCTGGTGATCACCGTCTCGGCTCTGTGAGCGATCCCCCGCAAGTGCCGCGGGCGAGGGATCAGGGTAGGGGCAGCCACGGCCTGCGTTTATCATTTAGCACGTTCTTCGGCTGATACACCTGCGACACCCTGCCGCATTGAGCGCGACAGAATGTGAGCGTAGCTTTACCTCCGTAAAGACGGAGAGAACGATGAATGAAATCGAAATGATGAGCGTACTCGTGGCAGGATGCCTGTTGGCTTTGGCTCGCATTGTCCGCCTCCTGGAGGTCAGGAGCAAAAAGTCATGACTGACTTCATTCCCCTGCCGGAGCCCTACAAGGCCTGGTACGTCGAGCATGTCTGGGCTTATGTGACACCGCGGCAAGTCGCCGGTCACGAACCATGCTGGCGTATCTACGCCAAAGTGCCCGAGGGCTACGCGTTCAACTACAGCTTCAACCGGCCCGGGTGGGAGAGGATGCCATGATAATTCACGGAGAGAGTGCGGCCATCTATCATGCTCGAGAAGCGGTGAGTGCCGGCATGATCTGGACCTGGATCAGCGAGTGCGGGCGACAGGCGTGGTATGAGAGCCCGTACAACCCCAAGCGGCCTCCATCAAAGAAATTGACCGAGTTTGACATCGGCACAGCGACCCACCTGCTGGTGCTGGAAGCGGAAGAATTTGCCAAGCGCACGGTCCTGATCGGTCATCGCTCCTACAGCAGCGATATAGCCAAGAAGCTTCGCGATGAAGCTTACGAGGCTGGGAAAACGCCACTGCGCCCCCAGGATTGGGAATTGGTTATGGCGATGCACAAGGCTCTGTGCGAGAGCGAGGCGGCGGAGCTGCTATTTGGAGAGGGCGTGAACGAGGTTACCTATACTTGGGAGCTTGGTGGCCCATCAGCATTCGAGCCCACGGAGAAGCCGATAGTGGGCAAGGCACGAGCCGACCGGATCACCACGGACTCCATCATCGACTTGAAGACATCGACCACCGCCTCGCCTGCAGCATTTGAGCGAGCCATGCATCGCGACGGGCATCATGTCCGTGCAGCGTGGTATACTGACGGATGGAGCGAACAAGGCAACGCCGTCAAGCTCGGCGTTCGTGATGCGGCGGATTACTTGTTTGTTGTCGTCGCCAAGACCCCGCCACATCTGGTCGAGGTCTATAGCGTCGAAGAAGAAAGTCTCGCGTGGGGCCGCACTCTGATCAAGAAAGCCCTGCACGAGTTCAGGCGAGCCTGGGAGGCCGATTTGTGGCCAGGGTATAGCAGGCAGGGTAGTAGAATAACAAGTGTGCCGCTGCCTGCTTTCGCCAAGAACCTGTTGCGTTTAAAAGAGAGTTCCGGAGAGTTTGATGACCAAGACGACGTCGAAATCGGCTATTGAAGGCGCACGGGCCGCAGAGAATTTGCGGCATTGGTCGGCGCTTGGCACGACCAACCCGGAGCACACCAAGCCGTTTACCCGGTCTGGCGGGTTCAAAGGTACGGCGATCAAGCCGATCGAGAGCGGCCGACGTATGACCGAGCATTTTGGCCCATGCGGGGTCGGGTGGGGGATGGACAAGCCGGAGTTTCAGCTTGTGCCGATTGAGGGCAACGGTGAGATCATGGTCTTTTGCACGGTGTCGATCTGGTACTCCGAGCCATCCGCAACCCCTTCCCCGTATCGGTGCTCTGTCTATGGTGTTGGCGGTGACAAGGTGGTCACTCGCGGCGCCGGCGGGCTGCGCACCAGCGACGAGGCCTTCAAGTCGGCTTACACCGATGCCTTGGGTAATGCGATGAAGCAGATCGGGATGGCCGCGGATATCCACATGGGGCTCTTCGACGACTCCAAATATGTGCGTGACGTCAGGGCTGAGTTCGCCGGCGATGTCGAACGTGCCCTGGAAGCCCCGCGGAGGCCCGCTGGCGACCTTCTGGTCAATCAGGCCTATGATGCCTCGGATAAGGGCACGCGTGCTCTCAGGAGCTTCTGGGCAGGCTTGCCGGGCAACCGTGAGCGGATGGCTATCTGTAAGAAGCTTCGCGCCGACCCCCAGCTTGGGTGCCCGGCGATCCTGAAGCAGTATGCCGAGCAGGCTGACCACAAGATCGCAACCGCTCAAGCTGAAAGCCACATCGACCCGCGTTATAACGAACAGTATCCGGCGCCCGAGCCGGAGCGTCCTCCGGCGCCTGTGGACCCCCCGCTCCAGCCGGAGGACGCAACTACACCTGACTTTGTGGTCGCAGCTCAGGAGGGCGGGCTATGAGCGACCATCGTGAAAACGCAGCAACCGCATGTGGGCTCATTGATCGTTGGGGAGAGCGCGGTATTTCTACCAGACGTAAGCAGGAGATCCTGCTGATCATGCAGGCTCTGGTGAATGCCGAGTTTGCCCGCGAGCAGGCGGGTCTCGTTCAGCCGCCAGCCAAGGATGAGTGAGATGCGAGAGGCCCGGACTCACGATTACACCCATCGGTACTGGGGTCACGACTATCTTTTTCACCCACCAGAGGCCATCGGCAGCCAGAAAGCGAGACTAATCGGCTTTGGACGATGGGTCGAAGCAGGTGATTTTCTGATCCTGCAGAACGGTAGCGACACCGAACGCTATCGGGTATGCGAGATCAAGTATGAGACCGACCCTCCGAACATGTGGGTGGCTGAGGTCGCCATCACGTCGAGGGAGTAACAGGGTTGGGGGCTGCGCGTCGCTTCCCCTTTCTGGGCGACGCTGCGGAGTGTCGCGGACCCCGGCTACTCTCCGGGCTGGGGTCCGCCGACATGCTGGAATTCCATCCTCGATGCGTAACCGTGCTCTTGCAGCTGGGGCAATTGCTTGCGTAATCCGTTACCGATATCGTTGCGATAAAAGGGGCTCGCTGGCATGCTGATCCTGCGCAACGTCTTGTACGCCCCCCGCATCGCCTGCCGCACGGTTTCACCGGTTCCTGTCGCTACCCCGAGATAGTGTCCAGCCGATGAATAATCTGCCTCCTGATCCCCCATCAGTTCGCATGGATGCCAGCCCTCGCCGGCGTTATACAGAGGGACTCCGACGATCTCTGCGTAATCTCTTGGAGGGGACGGATAAGGAGGAAGTGCTAACACCACGCCAACTGCTACTTGATCTAAGTGATGCGCTCCTCGAGTTGGCTCACCCGCCGCTACTGCATACAGAAAATCTATCGGGTCGCAGGCGAAAAGATCCGTCTCAATGTTGAACGCGGGCCACCCCAGCCGCATCGTGAACTCCAACGGCCAGGCTGAACCATGACTATCTATCATACAGTTGACATCGACGTTGCCGACATAGCCAAGCTCATCCAAGAGCGCTTCAAGGGGACTGAGAACCAGGCGAGCGAGTTTAGAATTACGGGTGTAACGGAGTACAGTACCCATCTCGCCGGTGTTCGGACCTATGTCACCAGCACAAAACCGCTTGTGCTCGAAATTCTCCTCCCATCCGTCAGCGAACCCAGCTGGCCCGACCCAGGCCCCGACCGCGAACTCGATACCGTCGATCCCTTCTTGAAGTAGAAAAGGACAAGGAGGCCGGCCATGCTTTTTCTTCCACTTGCGCAGCATCCAGGATGGGTCTTCCGGTATGCCCGTTTTGGCGCTCAGCGACTTGTCGGCAGTGTCCGAGCACGGCTTGGAATAGAACACCTCGCCTCGCTTCTCGACGTACCGGATCGCTTCCTCGTAGTCGGTAAACTCCCGGAACTCGGGGACGGGTATGCCTGCTTTCCGAAAGACTTCCATCCCCTTCTTTCGGTCGAGCTCCCAAGCAGCACTTTCGGGTGTGCCGCCGATGATCTTGACGCCCCGACGTTGCCAGACGGCCATGTCGGCGAGGTAGACGCCGTTGCCCTCGAGGATCACGAGATCGGCCCAGTCCATCGCACCACGCCAATCGGGGATTAGATCGATCAGTCCCTTGCCGATCGGCCGCGTCAATTTGTCATATTTGCGGATGAAGACCCGGACATCATGTCCTGATGCAGTCGCACGCAGAGCCAGGTCGAGGAGACCGTCGCCAGCGTCGCAGATTAGGAGAACACGCATGAAAGAACCCCTCTTCTACAAGAGCCCCGGGTTCGGGTACAGGTACGGATCTGATCCGAAGATCGACCATATGCTAAGACATGCCGCGTGGATGCGATTAGCATCCTTGGCTTTGTTTGCTATGGCTTTGGTGATCTTCGTCTTACCGGCCCACGCTGGCGGCGGCATAGGTCAGCTTGCGCCGCTCGGTGGGCTCGCCTACCAGCCATACCAGCCCTACGGTCAGCAGCCTCCGCCGAGGATCGAAACCGTCATCCCGGACGGCTTGGGCGGATACCATGTCTTTGCGCCCAACCGCCCGACAACCACCGTGGTGCCTGATGGGTTTGGCGGATACCATATTTACAACGGACGCTAGGCTGAGATGCTGACCCGATATGACGAACAGGTATGGTTTAAAATTCTGTGCGGTCACAATGCTCCCCCACCTCCTCGCCCTCCCGGACAAGATTGGGCAAGCCAGCGCCAGCGGAAGACACTCCTGCTGATCTCACTGGCTGATGAGAGAGACGTCGGGATCTCGACGAAAGAAATAGCCGAAAGAATGAACTGGTCAATTTCCTATACCCAGAACCGCATAAGGTGGGGAAGACTTTATAGGGCCCGACCTTGGCGCAACCCTTTTTGCTAAGCTGATCCGCCCAACTCTCGGTACTCCCGGTGAGCCTCAGCCAGCTTCTGTCCTAACGACTCGACTTCCGCGATATCGCCACGGCGATTAGCCTGGTAGCGCTGGCTCGAGAGCTCGCCGACCTTCTGCGATGCTTTGAGCCGCTGGCGCACACGGTCCGCCGCACCCCCGCCGGTACCGGCGGCCGGTGCCCCGATCCTACTGATCATCTCTCCCGTCTTGCGAGCCACCTGGCCAGTCGTGCGGTTTCTAAAAGCCTCTACCCCCTTACGGCCAAGAGTGTGACCAAGGGCACCCCCCGCAGCGGCACCAACTCCCGCACCCATGGCGCCACCCACCGCATGACCAATACCGCCGCCGGCGGCTGCTCCGGCAGCGTCCGCCACGTAGCTTGTCCAATTTGGCGGACGCCCAGCTAGCAGATCGTTCCCGGCGTTGCCAAATTTCTGCCCGATCTGCTCGCCGTGCGCAAAGATCCGGTTGCTGTAGCCCTTACGAGCCGCATGCAGGACATCGTTGGGCATGAACTGGCTATTTGAGTCGATGCGCCGCCCGGCCGCTTCCTCAAGCCGAACATAGCGGGCCCATGCCGTGTCAGCCGCCCGCAGGGCCTCAGATTGCTGGGGATTGTGCGCCGCCAGCGTCTCGCGCATCTCAGCCTGGAGGTCGTACAGGACCTCACCGTATTTCTCCTGGTCGGCGTTAGCCCTGGGACCCGAGTATCGCCGGGCGTCACGGCCGATCGAGGATAGCGCTTTCTGATATGCTTCTCCGGACATGTTGCCGCCCGCATCAAGCTTGCTGACGATCTCCTGCTGCAACAGCCTCTGGAAATCCTTCTCGTGTGCAGTCGGCACCTTGGCAGCAAGGTCGGTCAATCCGGACTGAAATGACTTCTGAGTGGTTGGATCGACCTCGGCTGCACGGAACGTCACCTTTGGTAGAAGCGACCTATAGACATCGCCGATCTTGTCGCCGACATAATTGACCAGATCCGAGCCGACCTTGATTTTGGGTCCGACGGTCTCCTTGATCGGATCAAGCACCCAGTTGGAGAAGGACTTCTGAAACGCTTCTGGTGTGCGCCCCAGAACCCCTGTTGCCATTTGAGCAAGTTGCGGTATCTCGGTAGCAATTTTCTGGAATGCCTGCGCGACCGGGGGGCCTACCATAGCCCCAAGGCCTCCCGTGAGCCCCCCTGCTACAGCTCCCGGCCCGCCACCTGTAGCGGCCCCCATCCCCGCTCCAAGCAAAGCCCTCCCTCCCATCCCCATGCCCGCGCCCGACGCTCCGGGGACGGCCGCAAGGGGTGCGGCAGCGGCGATGTTACCGCCGGCCCTGGCAAGACCTGATGCCAGTGGATGTTGCCTAACCGCAGGGCTCCCCTGATAAGCCTGCTCGCTTTGTTGCGCTGCAGCATCAACCCGGCCTGGCATACTCTTGTCAGGTGTCGTGTTGAATGGCCCAACTTCAGACCCGGCGGCCTCCATCCGAGCGCCGATGGCGGCACCGCTCTCAAGCACATCCCGCCCGCCCCGCACCACACCTTGCTTCAAAGACTCCCAGATCGAGGTTGGCTTTTCAGCGGGTTTTTCGGTGACACTCGACTTCAGCCTGTCCCACGGGTTGCCCCGTGGCGTTTGGTCGGGCTGCTGCTGAAGGCGAAGCCAGGGTGGGTCGGTATCAGGCATTACTGAGGCGGCGTTGTAGCGGGAACCCAACTCTCGCGGTTGAGGGGATCTCCACCCTCAAATCTGTAACCGTTCTCTATATAGCCCGGTTTTATGTCCTTTGCTCCCGGTAAAGCAGTTCCGGCACTAGCCGCCGGCGCTGAAGGCGCAGCCTTAGGCGTCCGGCCGAGGATCTCGTCTTTTGTCTTTTCCGTGGCACCCTTCTCGATCTTGATGGCTCTCTCTATCTGATCAAGAGCCGCACCAACTTGCCCCTTGCTCCACGCTTTGTTGAAAATCTCGTCAAAATGATTGATATCCGCAACCCGTGGGCCCTGCCCACTTGGGGCCAGAGCCCTGGCGTAGAGATAGCGCAAGCTGTTTACCATTTCTCCGTATTGGACGACATCCGTACCGCCGGTTTTGGTCTCGTACGCAAGGATCAAAGAGTTGACGTCGGGATAATCTGTCCGGGAGATTTTGGCGGATGTCTCTCTTACCAACGGTATCAGAGCCGCGGCCGCGTTTGATGCCCTCTCCATATTAGCCGATGCGGTGCCTACTGTTCGTGCCTCCGATACGGCCTCGGTTTGAGCCGCTTGGAAATTTCTCACCTCGGCGCTCGAGGGGGGACGGCCGTTTTCAGCCTGAAATTCTTCCATAAACGTCCGCAGCGCTATAGCAGGCGCATTGCGGGGCTCGGAGCCTGGCTTGGTAAGCTTGCCCTCAAACGGTTGCCCACCCTGTCCTAATATCGGCTGCATCGTATTTGAGCGTGGATTAAATGACATCGGCCCTTTATCTGTCTGGAAGGGCGTCAGCGGTGGATTTTCACGTCGGAATTGCTCCCTCGTCTGCTCGAGGCTTTCGCGGCTTCCCTCACGCATCTTCTCAAGAGTGAGCTGTAGATCCTGCTGATTTTGCTTTGCCCATATCTGTGCCGCCATCTTCTCCTCAGGCGCCATGAGCTTATTAAGCTGCATAAACGTCAGAGCCTTGACCGCATCAGGCTCGTTCGGCCCGACCCTCTCGATCGTGTCGATGATCTGCTTTTGCGTCAGCCGACCCCACTCCAGCGGATTAAATTCACGACCGACATTCATCGCGGTCTTGGTTGTATCCTGCACCACCGGCCCCGGGACGCCGGCCTGGATCATCTTGCCGCCGCTCTGATCAAGCTGAACATCCAGCTGGCGGTGCGCCCGCACGACAAACTGGCTGTCGGTCGGAAAATTCTGCGGCGTATAGCCAAAGGCCTCGGCCGCCGGTGCATTGATATCTACTCCTCGCCCGGTACGAGCCGCAGGGCCAATGTCAGTTTGCGGCAAGGTCATTGTCTTGCCACTCGGAGCAGTCACATCAAATTGCTGGCCGAGCGTACCGCGATTGGGGAGAGCAATGCCGGGTCCGGCACTGACCGGCTGCCCACCTGCCTGCAATCCGCTGTCGCTGGGATCACGCCAACCCGGCGCATTGCCAAACCATGACGCCTTGACCGCACCTGGATCGCCTGGGGTTAAACCAGCCTGGTTCTGTCCGTAGGGTTGTCCCATAACCCCAGCCCCCTGCTGCGGCGGTGGTACCGGCTGTCCGCCTATCCCCTGCTGCGGTATTCCCATCTGAGGATCCATCTGCGGGATCTGCGGTAACACCCGGCCGGTAAACGAAAGCGCCGCCTGATCTTGTTGCTGCTTCTGTAATTGCTGTTGCGCTTGCTGCTTCAGGATTTCGTTATATTGCCGCTGCTGGAGCAGCTTATCAGACTGCAGCAGTCCCTCAAGAGGGGCGAAGCTTCCGAGATTAAAGGGCATTACCTGCGACACCCCGCCACATACCAGATAGGCAACCGCTTGCCATATCTACCTCAGTCACAACCCGGAGAGAGCAAAATGTCATACGTCCTGATCATCATCAGCTTTGTCGCGATGGGCGGTCCCAAGGCTACAACCCCGATCATCGATCACCTGTCGTTCGCATCACAGGCCGGGTGCGAGAGCGCCAAGACATTCATCGACGAGCAGCTTGTTAAAGCCAAGGTCCGCTTCACATCTCAATGCCAGGTTTCTTAGATCGCCGAGCACCCCCACCGCCAGCCGTAGGGATCTTGAACCCAACGCCCTTCTTACCAAACGACACCTTGGGAGCGGCAACTTTCATCCCGCCCCCCTTCCCGCCGCTCATCTTGATCCGCTTCGGAGCCGCAACCTTCCCGCCACCGCCAAACTTTGGTTTTTTGATACGCATACGCTTCTCCTATGCAAACAACAGCGTGCCAAGATCGAGAGCTCCAGACCCAAAGGCGTCGCCAAATCCTGACGCAGCTCCTGCAGCTCCCGCAGAGAGTCCGCCGCCAAGAGCACCAAGGCCAGCCCCTAACAACCCACTGCTCCCGAGACCGAGCGCACCGCTCAACCCCTGGCTGCCAAACAACAAGCCGCCGGCGGCACCGCCACCGCCAAGCAAAGTATCCAGCCCAGCGAGCCCGGCTTGAGCATTCTGAGTGCCGATCTGCCCGATATTGGCTCCTGCCAGCGAGGCATTCTGCCCTAGCTTCAGATAATTCGCGAGATCGGAAACCGCGGCTTGCGGCAAATTGTATTGCCCGAGCCCAAGATTGGCTGCGTTGGTTAGGCCTGTGAGCGCTGGGTTCACTGCTCCAAACTCTTGCAGAGCTGCCTGTAACGCCTGGTTTTGCTGTTGAGAGAAGGTCTGTGCCGGAAGACTGGCGGCACCCAGCTGCGTGTTCAAAAGACCACTCAGAGCCGCCGTGTTGGCCGCTCCAGCCCCCGGCAATTGCCCGTATATGTTAGACGCCGCAGCTCCAAGCTGGCCGGCGGTCCCCAGATTGTTCACAGCCTGCGTGTTCAGCCCGCCAGCGCCGATCAACTGATTAGTGGCGCCCCCGTAGAGATTGCCAGCCCCCGTCGCAAGATTGCCCGCCGACGTGCCGATCCCACCTGCCTGACTGAAGAGCCCTCCCGCGGTCGCAGCCTGGCTGCCTTGGCCGCTCAGGATGTTCGCGATCTGTTGCTGAATGCTTCCACCCGCCTGCAGCCCGGAGATGCCCTGTCCTCCGATATTGGCAGCATTTCCGTAAATGCCGGACGCCAGGTTGTTCAGCCCAGCACCCTGGCTATAGAGATTGGCTTGGTTACCGGTGAGATTGCTGGCTTGCCCTAAGCCGGCGCCATATCCCTGAAGACCCGCACCCGCAAGACCGAGCTGCCCAGAGTTCAACCCTTGCGCCTGCCCGAGGCCCGTTCCTAAGGCGGAAAGGCCGGACTGCGCCATGCCAAGCTGCCCAGATCTCAGACCCTGCGCTTGTCCAAATGCGGACCCCGCCGCCCCCAGGCCTTGAGCCTGCCGAGCCAGCTGTTGGTTTTGCCAATCGATGCCGAACTTCTCGAGAACATCTCCGGTGACCCCTGCGCCATATGGCGAAGTTCCTACCCCGGACATCGCGTTGATGGCGTTCTGGCTGTCGGTAAGTTGCTGTTGCTCACTCGCGCGAAGGGCATTTTGCGGATCAAAGGCTGTGTTCAAAACCGACCGCCCGCCCGCCAATAGCGTTCCTGCCCCGGTAGGCTGATTGGCTGCCTGATTGGCGCGGTTCAGGTAATCGAAAGCAGCCCCCTGAAGCTGCGGGGACCCGGTAGGTTGACCGGCAAGCCCACTGGCAAGCCCCTGAAAATTACCCGCGGCCTGTTGCAACTGCGGGGCCCCGGTCGGTTGCCCGGCAAGCTGGTTGATCGCCGCAGCATTGGGTGCAACCCCCTGCGCCAGCCCGGTGACCGGGTTCATCAGCGATGCGATCTGTTGCTGCAGCGCCTGGGATTGCGGAAAGAGACCGCCGGCCTGGTTCGCCAGCTGCTGATACTGCGGCAAGGTCTGTGACACCTGCCCGGCGAGCCCCTGCGTCGGAGCCAGACCACCGCCAACCTGGGACGACAGGCCCTGCAGATAGGGCGCCAGCGCGGCAGTCGAGCCCGCGTATCCGGGGATGTTGGCACCAAGCCCAGCCGTGTTCGCCGCAAAGCCAGGTATAAGGCTCCCATATCCAGCGAGCGTTTGAGCTTGGCCGAGCATCCCGCTCTGCCCAACCGTACCGGTATTGAACAGATTTTGAAGCGTCGAGAGGCTGTTCAGACCAAAATCCGCCGCGGAATTGGCGGCGTTCGTCTGCTGTGACCAGCCGGGGTTGCCGTAGATCTGGTTCCCGGCCAGGATCGAAATCAGCCCGTTCGGGCCCGCCAGGTTGCCCGCATACTGCGCCATATTCTGGGCTTGCGGGTAAAGCTGCTGCGGCGGGGTATTGCCGGCCTGGTACTGATTGATAAAGCTGTTGACCAGGTTGTTGTAGCTTGTGTCAGCCTGCGGCTGCTGCTGCGGCTGAAAGAATTGCGCAGTCCCGGCTGCCGGCTGCTGGTTGACCGTTGAGGATGGCGGGGTGCTGCCGCCGCCGCCGAAAAGACCAGGAATAGCTATCACTCCTGCGACAGGATGCCACAGGCATATACGCTGTTTTTCAGCGTAAGTCGAACTCGATCAGGGATCCTTTGTAGCTAGGCTTGCCGAAATGGGCAAATCCCCGCATGAACAACGCATCCTTACGATAGAGATTTATGCCGAGAGCGCGATCATAGCCGCTCTCGATCAACCAGGATCGCAAGCGAGACGCAACGGCTCTAAAGAGCGATGGAGTACCCTCGTTATACACAAGCGGGACCTGCGGCGCCATCATCAACGACGAGCCCGGCAGCATCGCTACCACGATAGCTCGAGGGCCACCGTCAAAGCCGACGAACACCCCAAGACCAGTTTCACCTATGCGGACACGCAACTCGTCGTAAAAACGCGAGGGTATGGTGCCTGGATAGCGGGTCGCCTCTACCGCACGCAGGATAAGAGCGCGAACATCGGCTTGATAGATCGTGCTCTGCGAGCGGACCCGCAGAATGACCATCAGAACGGCAACGCTATGCCGAACGGGCCCGCGGCCTTGCCGAGAGCCTTTAGCAGGATCGGCGCCAGCACGCTACCACACGGCCCGTAGACAGCCGCCTCGAGCGCCATCTTGCGTGCACCGATGGTTAGCAACCCATCATTGGGTGGATCAGGAGAGGGCAGGGCGACGGGTTCAAGCGTATGCAGACAAGCAACGTAGCTGGTGAGCCTCGCAGCGCCTGCGATAAATTCGGCGTTCCTTATGTCCCCCGACACAAACATCTGAAGCTCTCGGTCTGATGCGGCGCTGCAGCTGGCAACCTCGAAGCTAAGGAGGAGGAGGAGCAGCAGCCGGCGGGGTTTGTTTTTCGATCTGATCATCTTTCTGTGCCGAGCTTGCAGATGAGCCGATCCAATAGCCTACCACGCCCGCGAATTGCCCTCCGGCTATCCCGATGAGTAGCTGTTGCATTGCACCATCTTTAGTATAAACGGCAAGAACCAGACATGCAGCGAAGATCACGCAGACGAGCGCTGAAATTGCTATCGCGCCGTAAGTCCTAACAGTCTTTGGATCCAACGCTCATTCCAAGATCCGCGGCGGCAGGCTCCCTCGCTTGGGTCGACCTAGCCGTCTGGTTGGCGCTCCCCGTCCACACCATGGACAGACATGGCCAGCCAGGTCAAGCCTGACCGCCAGGGCCTGCACATCGGACGTGCTCATCGTCAACGCCTCGGCACAGTCAAATATCGAGGCGCCGCGCCGGCGCCACTCTCGAAACGCCGCCAGCTCTTGCTCCGAGAGGATACGAGGCCGCGGGGGCAACTATGCCTTTGGGACAGGCGGCCCGAATGTGAAGGTGAAGGACGAGGCCAGGTTGGCCGGGTCGGCAGTCACGGTCACATCCTCACTAACACCGGTAATCGTCACCACGCCAGCACCGAGATCAGCGTCAGCTTGCACGGTCATCCGTGCGACACCCTCAGCCACCGCACTCGCGTTACCGCTAAGCTGGTCAGCGGAGAGACCGGTAATCGTCATCACGGTCTCGTCCGATGACGCATAGACGATACTCCCGACCTGTACCTCAGCGGGGGTATTGTCAGCCTTGACCGGTTGAAGGGTGAAGGGAAGCATTTGGGAAGTGTTCATCGTAGCCATGATCTAATCCTTTGATCAAGTTATGGGTATTCCGACCTTTGGCACCGGATCTCCAAAAGTCACCTCGAGGTGTGTCGCCAGAGCCCCCGAGGTAAAAACGCTGGCGCCGGTCTCAACATCCTTTATCTGCCCATCGAGTTCGTCCTTCAGGTCTCCGGTAAGCGGAAAAGTTTCCGGGGTTGGATATCCATCGGCCTCCAACGAGGCAAGATCCCGTAACAGAGCTTCGATGTCGTCAAGCACCGTTTGAATGAGCGCTCGGCGCTGGTGCAGGCTCTGCTCTGCCGAAGTCAGGGCATTGTCCAAGGCCGGAGTTATCGACTGAATGTCGTTCAGGTCATGGACACCCTGGATCTGCGGGTCAAGAACAGCAAGCGCCGCAGTCAGCTCATCATGAAGACCAGAGATGGAGTCTGTTGCCATGCTCCTATCCTAGCACATCTGCGTGACAGTTTCGAGATGCGTAAACTACCTACTTGGTTCCGTTAGCCAACGCTCCGACACGTACAGCCAAGTCGTTTAAGCGATCGGTGAGACGTCGAAAGGTATCACGGTTTTCGGCCGCAACCGCCTCCGTTCGCGCCCTGATTTCGGCATCATAGCCAGTCTCACGGGTTTCCCAATCACGCGTATCACTCTTCAACTCGTACACAATCTTGTAAAGATCATCAACCGCTCTCACGGTGTCCCCTTGCACCCGGCTCAGCGTCGCATAGCCACCCGCCGCCATGCCGGCGACAACCAGGATCGCAACCACATTTCCGATATTGAAGATCTTGGTGCCATTGCCACTATCGGACATCGGCAACTTCCCGTATCAAACCAGACATGGTAACCTCCAATGGTTGTTCCATTCTGGGACACGGGTACGCTCATGCCCACAAGCTTGTCAAGCTAAACAACTGTTCCATCAAGGGTATGCGCGACGTTCCCCGCAATATCCTTGGCCTGCACCGAGTAGTGGATAGGCGTGACACCTGCCGGCAACCCGGTGATAGTGGCAGTGTGCCCTGTCGTCAGGTACCCAGCGGGGTAGCTATATGCTTCGAGTTGCCACAAGGGATAGGGGCACGTAAAACCTTGCTGCGTCGGCGATCCGCAGCATATGACACCAAAAGTCGGCTTGTCGGTATTCCAATTGATTGTCAACGTGTTAGCCCCGGTATTGTGGGTAACGCCGGTGATTGTGATAACCGGTGCCGTCACATCCGGATTGGTCGGACCCAAGGCCACCGGTGTTGGCCAAAAACCGGCGGTGGCGGTTGTTCGTATCCAATAAATCAGGTTGCGCACTATCCGGCCGGTAAATTCCGGACGCGGATAGTTCCCGCCGAGCCCTGCTTGTATGTACGCCGTCAGCGTCCCCGCATTCGCTGGATCACCGGGCATCAAATCATAATTGCCATCCGAGGGGTAAGCGGCCGAGATATCGTCAAACGTATTTTTCCCAGGCCAGGACCCTTGATGGGTGACACCGGCGGGCCCGCCCAGAGTAAAAAAGCTGGGGCGCGAGTTGTACGGGTAAATCGGCTGACGGTTCCCGCTCCCGTCGACCGGTAATGATGCGGTTCCATACATCCAACAAGCAAACCCATCCTGCTGCGGATCTTGATTAATGGCAGCGCTGGCTGTGAAGTCTGTAGTAGTAGCAATTCTACAACTTGCTGGATTTGGATTGCCAATACCGCCCGAAATAAATCTCCCATGTTGTCGCGAAAATGCAAAACTCCAGGGATAATGCCCCAGGCCTTCAAATGGTAGAGGCAGCTGCCCTTGCGGCAGGTAGCGGCCACCATTGTTCATGAGGCCGCTAAATCCGTCGGTTCCAAATCGCCAAAACGTGACGTTAGCGCTACCGCCGCCACTATTAGCAACACACATCACCACATCGTCAACTGGCCCACAGGTGCCTTTATAGTCACAATCAAGTACCTTGAATGCCTGAACGTCAGCGATAGAAGGATTTCCCTGAAACGCCGAAGTTGGGGCTGTCACTGTATTGCCTGACAGGTCAATATAGCGGATGTTATTATTCCACTGTTCGGCACATGCTATGCCCATGTTGCTGGTAATGCGAATAAAAGCTGGTTGTATTATATATGCATTTGTATAGGGGGTCACGGTGGTAGGGCAATAGGTCGCAAAACCGGCTGAGTAGGTCGGGAAATCAGCTGGGTTCGACCGCAAAGTGCCACCGACCAGGGTCGTTACCGTTCCGGCTATCCCCGGTGAGGTCTGGGCAATCTTGCGAATTGCGTTATTGAACTGATCCGCGACATACATGGTCCCGACGGGATCATGACCGCCGGCGGTGGTCACCATGCAAATAGAGATCGGGTTGTTGAATGTAGCGCTGAGTGCTGTAACATTGTCAACGTAGCTGAGCGTACCCGGTATCCCCGCGTATATCTTGGCAGACAGAGCCGGGATCCCGGCTATCGTGCCGCCACTCAGATTGACCACCGCGATAAAGCTGCTCGTCTCGATCGTACAGCACACATACAGCAGGTTGGAGTTCGTCGGGTCAAAGCATAAATCATTGCACCCGCCGAGATCACCAAACCCGATGCAGGTGCCAACATGCGTGCGGGTGATACTACCTTCTGCCAGCGTCAAATCCGTGCTATCGATATTGAGCACGGATCGGTCCCGCTTAAAGCCAAACAGTGTTGTTACCGCACCATCCCAGGTGTACTTCGAGATGCGTCCGTTAACCTCAGCTCCGACAAACCCCAACCCATCGGGGTGTTCAACCCACTCGATATAGGGGCTGATCTGATTGTCGAGCCGGCCGCCGTCCCACGCGTTCTGCCGAATAATGATGTCGTAAGAGTCGACCAATGTGGTGGAGCCCCGTTGCGGGGTCCAGTGTTGGACGAAAACTCCACCATTCTGTGTGGTCTCAAAGCTCGGCGTCCAGCCGTAAAGACTCCAGACATACTCGTTGGCTGGTTCGCGATAGAAATTAGACTGGTTTCGCAACAGTGTCGCATTAGCCCCCATATAACGGGCATCAGAAGTAGCCGGGGGGATGGTCGGATACGTGGTAGGGTACGTTGTATTAAAGACCGACGCCGGAGAGCCCGGATAAGGGACAAATTCAGCCATGCTGGGCGAAGTAAACGCCACGTTCCCACCAGCACCGGTAGTAGTGGTCACCACCGTTTGGGCGACACTTGGAGAAATTGCCGCGGGGCTCCCATTGATGACCATCACCTGGCGCCCTGTCGTCTTGGTTCCATAAAAATCATCGGTGGGAGAGTCTATAAGACGGACATTGACCACGTGGGTCCCGTCAGTAGTGGTGGTCGTATTCCATGAGATGGAAAACGGCGGCCCAGTCACTCGGGAACCGGGTATCAGTGCGTTATCCAACAGAAACTCAATTACCGATCCGGCTCCGGGCGCAAAAACTTCGTAATTAGCAGTTAGTGTTACCGTTCCCGAGATGACGCTTACTTCTGATGAGCTGTTTGCGACCGGAGAAACCTGCACATTTAACGCGTTCTCACTGGAAATAAAAGGCAGCCCTGGGAATAGTGACCCAGCAACGCTAGGCTGAAACGTGCCCGCCGCGGCCCCACCTGGTCGGGCGGCCCCACGGCTGATATTCCGAGCCAGAGCCGATACCGACGACAAGCTCGCGGCGGCACCAAGAAACAGCCGACCCAGGTTGCGTCGCGTGAGTTTCATCGACCATGACCAATCCTGCGTCCACCCCCGGGGATGCCTACGACGGTGGAAAACGCGATGTCGGTGCTTGCCACGGGGGTCCAGGTGCTACCGCTGTTGGTGCTGATGTACTCCTGCCCGCCAGTATAAGCGACAAGATGACCGGCTTGCTTATTCCAGCATCCCAACGTAGCACTCGGGCTCGACAGCCGAATACCGTACACCGATCCCGCACTCACAGTCGGCGCCGGAGACAGAGGTATCACCGTCCGGTTCGGAGCCCACCTGACAGAAGAGCGCAGCACCGTGGCCGTAGCCAAACCAGCCCCCGGCGTGCCGGCGCTGTCATTGACCACATTAACCGTAAGATCAGCATTGACCCCTACCGGGTTTGGGCAGGTTCCCCCAAAAAACGCCCCAAGACAATCGTTATTACCCTGGCCTGTTTCCACCCATACCTGGGTCAAGGCCCCGGATCTTCCGGCTGTGAAAGTCTGATAAGTCTGGTTTGCCCCACCGATGTCGCAGACGCTGTTCGAAGGATTGTTCTCCGTAGATTGATCGGTTCCGGAAAGACCCGGGAGAGGCTGCGGAACAGCTCCAGGAATAGAAACAGTCGCCGTACAGGTGAACGGCGAGATCGTGCTGCCACTGACAGTCAGAGGTACTATTGCGACAGTGCCCTGCGCTGCGTTCGCCGCGCCAGTATTAGCATTGCTGCCATTTCCGGGGTCGTATTCATTAATTTGGAGCAGAAATACCTCGGTTGCATTAATGAACAGGTGAGCTACGTTATAAGGCTGACCATGACAGGAGCTCGAGCCGCTATCATATCCTGTCGAAGTGGACCACGTAGCACTGACCGGCGTTGAAGAAGTCGGGGCCGTCCAATAAAGAGCGGTAGACCCTACGCCACAGTAGGCGCAATTTGTCCCTGCCGTAATAAAATATGTTGAGCCAGCCCGGAACATGGATGGCGTCTCAACCACCGGCCCGGATGCATCAACAGCCACGTTCGGCCCCACGCAGTCCGTATAGCTGGCGTTAAGCTGCTGAATTTGAGTGACACCGTGAACCGTAAAGGTGATGTACCCGGTGCCATCGTTATCGATAAAGGGGGTCGGTAAATAACGGTTCGTGCCGGTACATGAGGCTGCCTCCACGGGCGTTGTGTCGCAACCCCCGGTCGGCCGGGCACACCGCAACGTGTAGAAACTCAGATTGTTGCCAAACCAGACCACATAGTCATTTGTGCCGGGTCGAAAGACCGGGAGCGGCGAATAACAGTAAGGGTAGACGGTCCCGCTGACCGGGCCTGAACAAAGCGTTTGCCAGGGAGTAGAAGATGCGTCAAAGAGCACCCCGCCGGGCCCCTCCCCTACAGGGACCCATTGCGAAACATCCGTTCCTACGGACGAATAGACCTCGAACCCACCAAATGTCCCCACCCCTGTCGTATAAAGAAACCCGACATCCTCTGTGGGCACATACCAGTAGATGTGAGGATCGCCGGCGAACTGCACGAACTTCCCGGCATCCACCCCCCGGAGGTGATTGCCGTTAACATCCATCCGGCTGATCTGATTGGCACGTGACGTGCCTCCGCCGTCAAAGTTGCGGACGGCAACCTGGGTGTGCGCTGCGCCGAGCAGCCCCCAGAAAACGAGGACGGCTATCAGCAGAGATTTTATAGTGGGCATGATCCGTGGATCGGAGTCAGCCAGTTGGTGCAAATGTCGTTGTGAAACGTGAGTGCATGAGCATCATCGACAAACATGCTGCCAAAGCCAAAGATACCAATCTGGTTGGGGCCGCCGGCGATGACACTTCCCGCATTGGTTGCCAGGACAAAGAAGTTGGCGTTGATTGGAGCAAGCGATGCCTGAGTAGGATTGGTAAGAGTCAGCGTCGTACCATTATGGTAGGCTTTGGTAAGGCTGGCCCCGGTTCGGGTAGCTATCCAACTCCCGGAGGCTGTTCCGGCAGGCGTAAATACTACAGAAGAACCGAGTGCGACATTTACGTCAAAAGTGTCATTACCTGCAGAGGACCATATTTCCAGTTCAGATGATGATGCTCCGACTGAAGTTTCCGCTCCGAGTATCCACCCTTGAACTGTCGATTGCACACTCGTCATGCTCCACGCCATCAGAGTAGCGCTATTCTGCACGAACTGTGGGGTGCTCGCCGTAGCCGGGTTGAACTGAGTATCGTAGTATGCAGTCGAAGGGTTCGCATCAATCCCGGTAGAGCCAGAGTTGGCAACGAAGGTCGGCGAACCGTGCTTGACGAGCGTAAAACTGCTCGATTTAAGATTCACTTCCGCATTCGCCTCCGTGTCGGTAGCCAGGAAATAAAGGCCATCCCACATGTTCCAGACGCCATCGGTGACGAGTGCGCAGATCGTGTTTGTCGCCGCGGTTATATGAGCCCCGTCGTATCCGCTGACGCGAGCGAGATAGGCGGTCGCCTGGGAACACCCCCCACCGCCCGAGGTGGTCGGCTTGAACAGTATACCGGCGCGAGACCTGTCAAGACCAGCGCCCAGCCCGGCACCGATAACCAGAGCGGCTAGAGCACCGAGAACAAAGCGCTTCATAACCCTACCTTCTCGGATCTATGGCCGCCAGGCAACTGCCCCAGGAGGCACCTGACTATCAACGGTTGCTATTCCATAGACGACCACATTAGAGGTGCCATCTCCCGCATAGGAAGAGGTAGAACCGGACATCAAATACATCAGCCTGGAAGCCCCCGTACTTATACCCGTAAACGAGACGGCTCCTCGGCACCACCCGCCACCAATGGAAACCGCTGAAGGGGTTCCAACCGCTGCCCCGGTCCCGGCCACGGCCGTTGCCACAAATGCGCAAGTAGACGGATTAAATGTTGCTCTAATAAAGTTCGTCCCATCATTCACGGCAAGTCCTACATTACGAGTTCCTGAAGAGCCAGGAGCGAATAGCGCCATCATCGTATAGGTTTTGCTGGAGATAAGCGCATAAGTGCCGGGGGAAGTAATTAAGTGCGTGGCGGTTGTCGCATCCTCAGTTATCCGCGCCCCCATTTGAAAACCTGTGGGGTCTATAACTGAACGTGTAGCAAGTGTTGAGGCGGTAGCCGTCCAGCTTCTAAGACTAACATCGCCCCCTCCAGCAAAGCCCAAAGGATCTGAGCCTGCATCAGCAGCATTACCCCTAAAGGTTGGGACCACCCCAGGGATTGCATTTACAATAGCGGAAGACGTATCACCATTAATCGAGGGGGCTACGGGGTTGGCGGCGTAGAGGTTGTTCGTGATAATCGAGCCTTCAAGAGTGGTACCGGCGTCCGCTGAAAACGCTCCGACATAGTTGTATCCGAATACGTTGTTCGCGAAGAGCATGCTCTGGCAATAATCCCCGATATTAATGGCCGCTTGCCCACTTGCGGGTTCACTCGCCGACATCTTGTTCCCTATAAAAGAGATATTGGAAGTCCCTCCACCGCCAGTACTCGTGATATTCAACGCGCTTTGCCTACGGATTAAGTTACCGCTGATGATGCCAAATTGGGCGTTCTGCAGGTGAACAGCAGAAGCGCCATCCTCAATACGGTTATTCTCAATCTGGAACTCCACGCCGCCGTCTATGAAGATGCCGTCGACAAAATCCACATCAATCCAATTATCCGTGTACCGCTCATCAGCACAACCATTCCCACCATCACGGGTTCCGCAAATGATGCCGGCTTGTTCAACATAGGGGATAGCATTGAAAGAAATAACAGCAGTTTGAGAAATAGAACCAGTATCTCCTGGAGTTGCTGTCGACCGTCGATCTACACCATAGTAGCAGTCAACCAAGGTCATCCCGTAGATGACGATAGTTGCTGCATTCTCAGCATTGACGCAATTGATCGCGAAATGACCGCCAATTTGGCGTTGGCCTTGGATCGCAAAACCTGAGAGATTTATATTATCATGAAGATGGAAAAAGCCCTGATCGGTCGCCGCGAAGGTGCCATTCCCGCCGTTCGGACAACCATTTGAGCCAACCACAGTAGGTTGCATGTTAAAGGGATAGCTTGGAGCTTGATTTCCGATGCCCTGGCGTACGCCATCCAAACCGAATAACGTTCGGTACCTCGGAACATCAATTTGGCTGCAAACCTGATAATAACCAGGGGATAGCAAAACTACCTGAGAAGCTGTTAGTGCTGCTGCTATAGCAGCAGCATTATCCCCAGCGATCGGCTGAAGAACAATCGTACCCGGGGTATTGAAATACGAGGGAGGGGCTTTCTTTGTTACCCCCCCCTGTATAACCGGGATCTGATCAGTGCCCGTTTGTGCGCCGGCCGCTCCCTGCCCATTAAGAAACGTCGGGAATGGGGTCGTCTGCGCATTCGCCACACTTGCCGTGACAAGCAAGACTGCGAGGCATAGGAGAAAACGTCTCATAAGGCTGTTAACCTCAAAGTGCCGCCATCATTGGTTAGGACCAGTGTGCCGCCGTCATTAGTAAGCTGCCCGCCGCCGCCACCACCTGGTGCAGCACCACCCGCACGGCCCAGGGTGCGACCGGCAGAGCGGCCCTCTGCATCGCCGGCGATGGCGAGGCCGAGTACCAGGATGATCGCGGCTATCTGTACGTAAATTGGCAAGCCCCGCTCCCTGCTGTGGCGCTACCAGTAACTACCGCGCCGACCCAGTAGTCTGTTGGAATGAGAAGCGGAGTAGCAGTAAGCGTAACGCTCACTTCAGTCCCAGCCGAGGCATTCATGTTAAAAGAGCCGGAGTTAACCAGGGTGCCAGCGCTAATCAAACCGCTTGCGGTCTGCTGTCTGAAGACCATCGTTTGCGCTGCGCCTGCAACGATGTCATTTTCACAACGGATCGCGTAAAGGATGCGGGGGGTCGCAAAGCGCCCGACCCGGATGCCCGCAGTCGCTGTCGAGAGATCCATCCCCGGCAACCAACTGAACGGAAAATACTGGACCGGCCCGGTCGGGATCGAGTAAGCCCCGGCTCCGGCCGCTCCTGAGGTGAACATCGGGGCCGTAATGTCGGCCGGAACATAGAAAGCACCGGCCGTACCGATACCGCCGACCTGCCCGTTGTTGACGCCATCGGTCCCCAGCGAAGTGATCGTCGCGATAGCGCCGATAGTCACGATAGTCGGACCCGCGTTCGAGCTTAGCGTGGCGGTCGCAAGGTTGGGCATCGTCAGAGAACAGGCCGATGTGCAGAGGAAGACCTGACTGTTAGCCCATTCGCTTTGAGTGATCGCGTGTGCGCTAGGATTAACCGTAGTCCCGCCGCCGGGGCGCGTCACCATCACCCACGCCGTTCCCCCGGAATTAAGTTTGAGCAGGACCTGGGTTTCGCCGCCACCTGTATCATTCCCGACAAACTCGCCGCCGGCAAAGGCCAGGCCGCCGCCGCTGGTATTTACTTGCAAAGGCAAGGCAGCGGCGGTTCCGACCGCCAAGGTTGCCGCTCCCGTGTTCTTTGTGACAGTCGTCGGGATGCTGGCCAGCACAGAATAGTTGGCAACGTTCGAGGCCACCGCCGGGGTTGGCGAGGCGATCGTGTACGCGGTGGGACCGCCGGCGATCGTGCCGTAGCTCAGCACCGCGGTACCACCACCGCCACTACCATTTGCAGCAGCGGTAATGCGACCATCAGCGGTAACCGTGAGGTTGGTATTAGTATAGGAGCCTGGAGTGACCGCGGTGTTGCCCAGGTTTATCGTGCCCGTTGTCGTAATGGGATTTACGGAGAAAGACATCCCCGTACCCTGGGTTATGCTCGTGACACTTCCGCTGCCGCCGGTGGCGCAATCGCCCGACGCTATGCTGATAGCCCCGGTGTTATCGGCGTGCAAACAGCGCACCCCACTGCCTGCCAGCGTACTGTTGCCGGCGGCCGAGAATAACCAGGTCGATTGCAGGATGCTTGACGTTACGGTGCTGGCCGTAGCTGCGACCGGGATATAGCCCGCCGTCATCCCGCTGAGCCCACTACCGCCACCGGCCGGGACAGCCCAAGTCCCGTCACCCCGCCAGAAGGTGGTCCCGCTGGCCCCTGTCCCGGAATTCAAGTTGGTGACCGGGATATTGCCGATGCTAAGCGTCAGGTTTCCTGACAACGAGCCCCCGCCGGCGAGTGGCGAAGTCGTGCTGACCGTCCTCGTCGTTGGGACAAAATTACCTGTCCCGACCAGATAGGTGCCGATAGCGCTTGGCGTCGTCGTCTTCGCGGGGTTGGCAGATTGGAACATCGGGATCAGCTCACCGCCGCTAAGCGCCCCGCCCGCAGCCAAAGCATTAATCGTACTATCCGCCCAGGCCTGCGATGCCCCCAGTCCGGTGAGGAAGGCGATAGCGAAAAGCTTTCTCATACCCAGGATCCTCATTGGACTAGGAAAGAAACGCCGGTATCGACCAGAAGATGACTACCGGTGTCTGCAAGAAGGAAACTTCCACCCCCTCCGCCCCCCGCACATGAGCCACTGACCGCCGGCACCTTGATCAGGTTGTTGCCGGAGTCGAGTGCCAGGCAAAAGACCGGAGTACCGGTGTTGAGCGCAGTGAATAACGGAACGCCGGTGTAATTCGGCGAGCCCGCCACGTTGCCGGCCAGGGTCGGGCTGCCCAACGTCAGGTTCGAGATCATCGTATTGGTCGAGCCGGCGTTAATCGAGGTGCCGCCGAGGACGAACGGGAACCCAGTGCCACTTCCACCCTGGACATGCAGCTGCCCACCGATCACCGCCAAAGTGCTGTCATAGCCAAGCTGAAGTGCTGAACCATTAAATGAGAGCGGCGGAGAGGCGATGATCTTGCTGAGCACATAGCTCGAGATCTGCGGAGCGGTGATGCGCTTCAGATCGACACCGGGACCGCAGCCTGACGGCGTATCGCACCAGAATGTCGTGTCGCTGTCGCGGGTGATCCCGACCTGAGCAAGGTTGGCAAGATAGATGATGTTGGGATTGCCGACCGTAAGAACCGGGGCCGCCTGAGCAAGCTGCATTTCCTTTGGCTTGGCGGGCACCTTTTTCTTGCTCGCAGCGTCAAGCCCACCGGCGAGGAGCAGAAGAGCCGCCGTAGCCAGGAACGCGACAGGAAAGAGCCGTTTCATTCAATTATCGTCACGGTTGTGGCCCCTGCACTCGCGATCATGTTGATCGCCTGCGTCGGCACATTCTGGCTGTTGCCGCCATCCCAGACAAACGAAGCGGGAACACCTGTGCTACCGAGCGGGCCAAGCGTCAGCTGCCCGGCCGTCGCCGCCGCCACCGCCGCCGTGTCAAAAGCGATGTAGACCGTCGCAGTTATGCTCTGATTGAAGATGCCGAGATAGTTGCGTACGCGAGAAGCACTCACGATAGCGTTAGTGCCACCGGCGGTGATTGCCTTGATGATCATATGTACTGACCCCCCGTAAGGACCACACCCGCGGCATTTCCGGGGAAATAGTTGGCTCCGGCGCCCTGGGTTTCGATGACTCCGTTGGCTTCCACATCATAGCGTGTGCCGGTCGCAGCACCCGAATACGTGGCGAGCGACACGATGTTTCCGGTATGGGTAGAAACGGCGAACGCCTGGATAAACGCCGGCGTGCCGGTCAACGTAACGGTGGGAACCCCCGCAGGAACACCTGTGTAATTGCCAGGAGGAGCCTCGATATAGATTTGCCCACCATTTGCCTTCATATGCGACGAACCACCTCCGACGATCGTATAATTTCCCAAAGTCTTGATCGTTCCGGTACGAACCGCCAACAAATGGCTCCCCACAACATTGCCAAAGGATACCGTAGTGATCGCGACGTTGCCCGACTCTTGCGAGATGATGCACTGCGATATGCTGCTCGTCATGAGTATCCCCTGGATCTGACAGGCACCCCCATTAGTCACGCTGAAACATGGATTGCCCTCTATCGTCACCAGAGAGGGGGTCGCCATATTGCCGGTAATCTGCAAATTGCCTGGCGCATTCTGACCAAGCAAAATGCCGGAAATCACCGTCGATTGCGTATAGGCGCCGTTGGCGAGCTGGATCGTTACAGTCTGGCCGTTTAAGTCATAGCTGTTCTCGATCAGAGAAATGATGAACTGAATCGTCGCCGCGGGCGTCGTTGGGGTAAGTCCGCTGCCTGTCGTGTCCGAGCCGGTCGTCGCTACGTAAAAGGTTGTCGCAGAAGACAAGACCGTGCGCACATTGGTATTGATCGCGCCAGCCAGCGCCGAGAAGTCGGCATTGACCTGTGTTGCATCCGCAACCGTACCGTTGGTGAAGATAAACGGAACGGTCAGCGGTGGATTGAGCGAGGCCATTGGTGTTTCCTATCTCAACTTCAGAGGACTCATGGTGTAAACCCATACAATGTACAGACACCCGAAATATTGCCGGAGGCAGCTATAAGTCTAATGGCCGTTATCGCATTGGTGTCGCCGATATACGCGCCACTATATACGACATTATACTGATCCGTAGACAAAAGCGCCCCATGACCTGTCATATGCTTCACTGTATTAGTCGACGTTGCATTGTGGATTGTAAATGATCCAGTCCAGCTCGTAGCCACGGCCCCGACAGACGAAGCCAGATTAAGACCAGAAGCACCGGACTGGGCGTCTGGGACAACAGTGGCACTGTTAGAAATAATAATCATCCTGGTATAACTATAACTGGATGTCTCCCATGTAGGGGTTCCGCCCTCTCCTACTTGTAGAAAGAGACCCGTAGAAGGAGTGGCTGGGAATACTGCCGTGCATTCCAATTGATAATTTACGTATGTGGCCAGGCCGGTAAATGCGATGCTCGCCCCGGCAGACACCGTTTGAGTGCTGACCTTCACCAACCCAGCCGTGCCTGCTGCGGTCGCGCAACTCCCAGACGGGGTAGTGACAACCCCGGTAAGAGCCGGAAGTGCGGTACACCCGACCGGCTCATTAAACCCGGCCTTTGCAGTCTGCGCATACATCAAGAGGCCGACAGCAATCGCTGCGCATCGAAGCACGTCAAGATGCCTTCCTTTTTTACTCGATGAACCAATTCGTCGCATCCGAGATAAAACACAGCTCCTGACGAGCCTGGTTCATCACCACACCAGTTGCCCCCGCAACTCCATCTATGGTTCCGGATGTCGGGCTCTTTACGGTGGCATTGTTTGTTGCGAAATTTGTCGTCCCATCCTTGACGCATAAGCGGAACCCGGCGGTTTGCACCGCGGTCGGCAGATTGATCGTCGAGGCAGTGGGCGTCGCCATCGAAATGATGGTCGTCAGCAAATTTGTTGCCGTAATCGCGATCGGCGTCGCGCCGGTAGCAGTTGCAACGGTCGGGATAACAGTCGCTCCACTTGTGGTGCCGCACGTCAGCGTATGCGCCGCAGTCGTATAGTTGAGGTGGTTGCCGCCGCTGTCAGCGCAATTCGGAAAGGCCAGCAGACCTGGATCAGCGCCAGCCGCACCCCAATGCAAGCTGCTGTCCGCGGTCGACGAGGTGCCAATCATATGGATCGCCGATGTGCCTGCGCCCACCAGAACGCTGTTCGCGGTCAGGGTCGCCAGCCCCGTTCCACCACCGGCCACCAACGCAGTACCAAATACCGGATCAGCGCCGGTTTGCCCGATCAGCGGAATACCGGTAGTGCCGACCGCGGTTACGCCAAGCGCGGCGGTGCCCTCGCCGAGGATAACGCCGTGGGCGGTAAAGGTTGCGGCCCCCGTGCCGCCATCTACCACGAGCAGTGGCGGGGTACCGGTATAGGCCGCCCAACTAGTGGCGCTTGCCGATAAGATCGCGCCACAAACCGCCCCACCAACCAGCTTTCTCCAGGTCGCCATCGACCCACTTCTTCCAGTACTCAGCACGGTCTTTCTCCTTTCCAAGCATCCGCATAACGGACCCTTGGGCCATCGCCAACTCATCCATTGCGTTGTTGCGCTCAACCTTGAGCATGCACACGGTCGGGTCTTCCGCCGGATCGCAAGCGAGAGGCCCTTCCGCATTAGAAGATCCTCCACTGAGTACCATTCCACCAAACAGAGATAGCAGCATTACCGTAGTGGAGAGAGAATGTCGGAGATCCATTTATGGTTACACCGGATTGGGCTGAAACAATATTTGGTGTGCTGGCACTAGCCAACGCGCTGGCGATAACTGTAAAAACCTGCCCTGTACTGGTAGCTGCAGGCAATTGGTAAGCCTGCCCTAACCCCAACTCGACCACCGTTCCGATACCCCCGGCACCGGCGGGGCCAGGGGGGCCAACGGGCCCTGTAGGACCGGGAGGACCAGACGGCCCCTGAGGGCCAACGACAGGGGGTTGCGGGAAGAGGATCGGCGGAAACGGAAACTCGACCGGCTGTCCGACAAAGGGACCCGGATCTTCCAGCGTGTAGCCGGTGATCTGATAGCGCATATAGAGGTTGCCGATCGCGATCTGCGGCGAACTCGGCCCGGAGATCAGAAACTGCCCCTGCTTGAACACCAGCTCCCTATCCCACGGGATCAGTCGCTGCGCGAGCGTAGCGCCCCCGACACCTGCACCCCAGACACTCTGCCCCCAAATCATCGTGCCCCAGAGGCCCGCCGGAACTGCATTCCCACCCCAGCGTCCGGAACCCCAGAGCATCGCCCCCCAGAAACCACTCTGCGGGTTGAAGCCCGCAATCTTGACGCTATCCAGCAAAGTACCGGTTTCATTGACAAAGGCTACGTCTGCAGCAACTCCTACCGGAAGCGAGATCATTACCGTGGTCTCGTTCATCCCGTTCATGAACATCTGCTCGTTGTCAGGGAGCAGGCTGGTCTTGAAGAGCCACCGCAGAGACCTGCCATTCTCGGTATAGGCCGAGTCGATCATCGGGCGAGTGTTGGAGAACCAAAGACCCTTGGCATTCGGGTCGAGCGGAAACGTGATGTGCCCGTGGCGGGTGCGTGGGCCGTCAAGCGAGGCGATCAATGCTGCCGGAAACGAATGCGGGCAACTCCACGCTTTCAGCTTGATGTGATACCAGAACTCCGCCGAAACCTCCTGGCTGATCACCGATCCGCCAAGCGAGTCGTTGTAAGTAGCCGAGATACGGACAACGTCTTCGTTGTAAGCGGCACACATCCGTGACGGGAAGATCGCGTTGACGAAGGGCAGCGCCACCCCATCACCGTTGGCCCCGATCGGCGGACTGACCACCCCGGTCTGGTTGACGACTCGTAGTCCGTCCGGAGCGATAAATACTACCCCCTCGGGGGTTGAGACGATGGCGTTGGGCGCTAGCGTGCCGATCTCGGATAAGAGGTTCTTCGCCAGGTTACCTGTTGCCTGGTCGCCGGTTATCTGCTGGATCGCCGCGTCGCCCTGAAAGGCCAGCAGCGACTGGATGATGCCGCCCGCAGTCGTCTGAAATGGAATCGTTCCAAACGCGGTGACATCAAGCCCGTTGTCGTAGGTCAGTACCTGGTTGGCATTAGTGCGCTGCAGCGGATCGAGAGCGTCAGAATAGGGTGTGGCACTCCCAACCGCAAAGAACGCTCGGCCATTAAACTGGCTGACCGCCGTCGGAACCGCAGGAAGCGGGTTCTGGTTGGTGTTGCCAGCCGACCACAACGGAAACGCCGGCGTCCCACCAAACACGGTCAGCGTATCGCCGACAACGCTGCCGACAGCCGATTTGGTCAGGAGGATCGAGAGGCCATCTGCCGATATCGCGTCGATGCGTGTATCAACAGGAATGACGCCAGAGCTGTCGGTGATCAGAAGGCCAGGCCGCCAGCCGGCGAGCAGCACATTCTTGCTGAGATTGGCGATAACATTGCCACCACCCGCCGAGGGTGAACCCCAGATCCCCGAGCCCCATCCCATAAACCCCCAGAACCCGGAAACATGACCAAACCCGGTTGTCCCGGTCGCGGTGTCGGTAAACCCGGTCTGATCCAGCCAACCAAAAGCGTTTGGCAGGTGAAATCCGGGATGGGTGAAGAGCAAATAGGCACCGACCGCGGCAAACGTCGGCGGCGTCCAGTCCCCCATCACTGGTGCGGTGATTGGCGTGTTCGCCTCGGTGATCCCGGCTATCGGGATCGGCAGCTGCGTCGCCTCATCCAGAGCAAAGGGCTCGGAGTGACCGATAAACCGGGATGACGGGGTAAACCCGTAAACCTTTGATCCGATGGTCTTTAGCAGCTCTCCGGTCACTGGAGTGGCGGACAACTGATAGGCCGCGGGGCGTGGCACCCAAACGTTGCGGGTATGCATCGACGGGATCAGATCGGCCCCAGCCGATAGCGACCCCGCAGCAGCATCGGTCGCATCTACCGCGTCGGTCACCCCCTTGGGGCGAAAGGTCAGGGCGGTAGCATTGCGGAGCGGCATTACCAGCCCACCCGCTTGGTTATATCAAGGTTCGAAATGCGGCGACCAAAGGTACGACGGTCGAGCGTCATTTGCTTGGGATGCGACTGCTCGTCATCTTTCATGATGAGGTAATTGGTCAGCTCATGCTCGGCACTGCCGGGTGTGTCCGGGCCGGCATTCAGGACATCCGCCCGGCTGTCGTCATTCAGCGCACAAAGTCGCCCGGTCAGAGCCTTGATCAGATACCGGTCATTGTGCAACCAGGGATACCGTGTCGGATCGACGATCGGAGGCATCTGACGCTGGTAGCGGATCATCGCTATCAGCGAGGAAACCGGAGGCGGATAGACAAAGATCACCGGGGCATAGCCAAAGATCAACGAAGCACCAGGGATCGTCGCCACCGCCGGCTGTGACAAGGTGAGCTGACCAACCGCAGGGCCGGTGCCGATCACATCGCCGCCACCCGTGCCAACGACACCGCCGCCCGTGCCAATCACAGCACCCGGCGTCACGATCTCGAGAAGAACAGTCCCAGGGCGAATGCCTTGCCCGCCAACGCCGAGAATACCCCCGCCGATCAGCCGCTCGGTCGAGAGCACATTTTTGAGCGCCGTACTGCCAGCTTCCGTGTCACCAAAGGTCTGCAGAAGATACCGATCATCGACCGGGGCCGACATGTCGGTAGAGCCAAGCCAGACATAGCTTTGCAGCCCGGTTTGTTGCACCTGCATGTCGAATTCGGCAAGGTCGACCGGGATAACCGGATAAGGCACGCCGTTCAACCACCAGATGAATGAGCGCTGTGCGCCATGCGAACCGGACGAGCCGGAAAGCCGCAAGTAGTCGACCGGCATCGCGTAAGGGCCGGAGCCGAATTGTATGCCGGGCCACACTCCTGGTGCGGTTACCGAAGTGTCGGCGCCTCCCCATATATTCCCACCCCAGACCATCGACCCCCAGAGCGAGCCCGAAGTTACCGACGTTGTCCCACCGGCACCAAAGATTTGCTGCGGCGCAAAATTGAACAGGTACTGTCCACGGGCCTCGGCATAATCGCGCTCCTGGCACGCATCCGACAGGATCGCGTTCAGAAGATCATACGATTGCTGGATCTTACCAGGACTATGCGCCGCCTCTCTTGCGATAGCCGCGATCTGGCCAAAGGTTAGCGGCATTCATGCTCAGGCGGCGTCTTGCCGCGCACCTCGAAGCTGATCAAGTCGAGCCTCGATTTGTTCATCCAGGACATTGACCCGCGGCTCACCCCCCAAGATCCTGCGGCAACGCTCAACCGCAGCGCGTTTGCCTTCTATGCTCTCAAAACAATCCTTGATCGTATCGCGGAAGTTGTCGATAGCGGCGGCCTGCGTTTGCGTCCATACAATCGGATGACGGCGGTTCTCATTACGCGCATCATTCTGCCTGCGAAACTCGGCAACGGTGGTCGCCATTTTCTTCTGAGTCATCTCGATAAGACCAAGATCATCAGCCATCCTGGTATAGTGCTCCAGCATGTCCGTCTTGGCCTTCAGCCGATCTATGGCCCCGTCTATTGGCGCCAGAATATCAAAGATATCCGCAGCTGACGAGCCTTCGTCGACGACGATCTCAAACGTGACATTCTGATCGCCGACATGCCGGACAACCCCGATGCGCTGCTTGCGGGTTTCGGTGAGTGCTCGAGCTCGCTCGGCCGCGGCAAACTCTTCAAGAACGGCAGCAAAGGTTGCAAGATCTTCCCTGGTTGGCGCGGTCATGCGGACCTCTTGTGCAACGCATCAAAGCTGGCCCCGAGAGATCCGCCACCCATCGCTGGGCCGCCCTGATAGATCATCTGCCCGACGCCGGCGTTGTAGTAGGTCCGTGAGCGGCCATCGACCTGGTTCACATGGCGACGCGCCTGATCCATCAGATGCTGGAGGTAGATCGCCTTACCACGCTCGACTGTGTAGTAGCGACCCGAAGAATAAGCCACCTGGTCAATGATGATCGGCTCAGGATCCTGCTCGCCGCCAGTCGGCTTTCTCATCCGGGGCATGTCGATGTAAACCCGAACCTCTTCCTGCATCAGAGTCCTAAACTCCTCATCTGCAGGCATAGACCCGAGATCGCGTCTTGCAATCTCCAGCTGCTCTTTGGCATAAGCGGCCCGCGCTGCCTTATGCTTGTCCTCGCGTGCCTTTTTCTGCGCCGCAGCGCGAAGCTCCGCCTTCTCCGCATCCGTAAGGATCCCCTCTACCCAAGCATCCTCGGGTTCCGGGGTTTTGATCACCAGCGGCTCGGCAACATCATGCGAAGCGAGGCGATCAAGAGTCTCGTCGGCCTCGGAGTCGAGAATGACATTATCCATGGCCGCCAACCGCGCGGCAGCCTTGTCTCGATTGGCCTTGCGGGTAGCTGCCGACCTTAGCTGGGCGGCGCGACGCTGTTCCGGGGTCAGATGTGCAAAACTCACGTGAACGTCCATCCTCCAGTTGCGATCGAATAAGCCGAAACCACAATTGGCCAGCCATTAGCGTCTACCGCCAACACATCACCCGGCAGCACCTTGAGCCCGACATACCGGTTTGGCACGATCAGAATGCCCCGGTAATCAAAGGCTCCGTTTAGTGCCGGATGCGCTACGTTGATGTCGTCCTTGATCAACTGAGCTACCGTAGCAATATCGGCAGGCAACAAGACATTTGGCGACTGATTATAAGTGATCGCTGTCAATGCGGCGCTGGTCGCTAACGTGTGGGTCGCCATCTACATCTTCCTCTTACCCTTGGACTTCATCCCGCCCGGCGGCTTGGCCATGCCCTTCTGAAACTCAGGCTTCATCGGGAGGCCTTTGCCACCGACCTTTCGTTTACCCTTCATCGCCCGCATGGCTACTCGCTCCCAGTTGCCCAGTTCTGGATCTGGGTAAGGACCGCCGCGGTAATCTGTGCCTGCAGATCAGTTGCCGCCGACGTCAAGGCCGTCCCAAAATTGGCCGCGGTCGGCGGTGTAGCAATCGCGTTGGGCACCATCTCGCACTGCTGCAACCGCAAGGTCTGTCCATGCGGGGACGACCCCTCACCCTGAGATACGCCATCGTAAGCACCGATGTTCGCATTGTTCTGCTGCAATCCAGGTCCGCCGACACCCCTCGGCACCAAGCATATATCAGCGTAGACGCGTACCATGTAGAGGTTGTCAGCCATTAGCTTACTCGCTACCCGTCGCCCAATTCTGGATCTGTGCCAGGATCGGAGCGGTGATCTGCGCCTGAATGTCGGTTGCCGCCGAGGTTAGTGCCGTTCCGATGTTGGCGGCGGTCGGTGGCGTCCCGATCGCGTTGGGCACCATCTCATCCTGTACGAACAGGATGGTTTGTCCGTGCGGAGCGTTCCCCGGACCCCGCGTCGCGCCATAACCGCCAATATTCGAGTTATTCTGCTGCAGTCCCGGCCCGCCGACGCCACGCGGGACAAGGCAGATGTCCGCGTAAACCCGGACCATATAGAGATTGTCAGCCATCTGTTACTCCTAGCCGAAGGCCCCCGTGCCGGACGCCGAAGACTCAATCCTGGCGCCAAAGAGCTGGTTCAGGATCACCGCACCATCCCAACCTTTCCAGCCGATGATGCGGAGCTGGTTCAACGGGTCGGACTTGTCGGCGTTCATCAACCGGTGCCAGGTGATGTTCTCCAATTCAAGCGCAGCAAAGTAGTTCTCACCAAAGATGTAGCTTGGAAATACCGTGACACCGGTAGCCGGGGCGGCCGGAGGTACCTGCGGGACACCGATCCCAGTTATCACAACGGTGCTTCCAGCCGCCAGTTGAACCGCTTGTCCGGCATAGGGACCGGTAGTCGGGCCGGAGGTTGTCAAACCGAGGTTGGCAGGTTGCGTGCCCGCTCCCGAAGAGATGTAGATCGAATAGGTGTAGTTGGCGGGTGAGGACGGCAGCACCACAGAAATCGAGCCCACTGTCGTGCCCCCGACCACTTGTGAAGCTGACACCTGGTAAATCCGCTGCTCGTACTGGTTCTGTGGATCGGATCCGGTGACTTGGATCACATAGGTCGCCGCAGGGAGGTTGCCCGCGGTAATCGCCGGCGTGTAGGTCAGACCGCTGTCGTTGTTAGCAACTCCGACCCAGAACGGCACCATGTTGCTCTCGCAGAAATGCAAGCCGCGCCATTGGCCGACTTCGTTAATGTAGAGCTTGTTGATGTCGCTGTAGGACCACGCCAGCTGCACGGTCGAGTTGTTGGCGAAATCGTTGAGCGGTATCGGGTGAGTGACCGAGACATAATGCTCGTGTGTCGCCGGGTTGGCGCGAGCCTTGCGCGGACCTTCCTCGATATCCTTGCGCGGATCAGTCTCGGTCGGCCCGTTCATCATGTAGGCACCGAGCGTCTTCAAATTGGCGACAGTGCGGTTGACGGTGACCGGGTCGAGAAGATCGCCCGCGGTCAGCGCGGCTCTTGACCCTCTCTGGTTGACAAAGTTGACCTGAACCGCAGCATTGAGCTGCACGAACATGTTGCGTTCGTAGGTCTCAGGAACCTGCAGCTGCAACATCTTGGCCGCCTGGGTCAGCACATCATGCAGCGGCGTGATTTCGGCAATGTCGGTGATGTTGGCTCGATCGCCCCACTGCTGCACGACACCGGTAATCTGGCTGATCGTCGGGGCCTGTCCAACCGGAGCCACCCCTTCAGCAATCGGCCCAAACGGCAGAACAAACCGGTTGTAGCGTGTCGCGGTGTAGGTCAGCCCCTGATGCTGGGGTATCCTGATCTTCTGCGCAAACTGCCGCACAACCAGATGGCGCTGGGCAACGGGCAGAACCTCACGGGCCAGAAACCGTTGTACGTCACCTGCGTAAAGTGGTGAAGTGCCTAATGTAGCAGCCATTTAGTCCTACTCCTCAGCGGCGCCCTGCCGCCAAGGACAGAGCTACCAGACGTCGCCTACCGTCACCTTTCGCAGCCGGTCATCAAGACCCGCCGCTTCGTCATCCTGTCGCCGGCGGGCAGGTGCAGCTGTTGAGCGTGCCGAGCCCGGCCGTGTCGTTTGCGCCTCGATCGAGGCGCGGCCCTTCTTCCTCTGCGTATCAGCCTGCCGCTTGGCCTTGGCCCGGACCTCCTCAGCGAAGATCTGGTTGTAGAGCGCTACCCGCGTCGGGTTCATCCCGTTGCGACGGGAATGCGCCAGAGCTTCCTCGATCTTCGTCGAAAGCCGCTCCGCCATCGGCTCCTGCTGCTTAAGCAGGTCGAAGGACTGACGGTCGAGATAATCAGCAACCTCAATCCGCGCCCTCATCAACTCGCCGGACATCTCGTCCTTGGCCTTGCGAGCGTAGTACTGAGCCTGCTCGTGCGGCATCATCTGTGCCACCCGCTCGGCTTCCCGCTGCTCGATCTCCTGCTGCCGGTATGGATCGACCGGCTGAGGTGCCGGCGGCGGCTGGGTCTGCGATAGCCGCTCCATCACCTGGCGCAGATTGCGGTTCTCTTCCTCCAGCTTTGACTGCCGGTCACGCAACCGCAGAACGGCTCGTTGCCGGGCAGACGGCCTGCGCCGGGGTTCCGGTGGCGGCTCGTCTTCAGCCTCTTCTTCAGGAAGGTCTTCGCCTTCGCCAGGCTCCAACTCGTCGGTCTCAGGTTCCAACAAGTCGTCAAGCATGGCGAGATCGTCGTCTTCAGGCAGCTCAGTGCCCGTACGCTCTTCCGACATGGCGTCTTCCTACAGCGCGGAATAGCAATTGCAGCTCGGGATCGGCGCCAACTGCCTCGCAGCTTGTGCTGGCTTATGGTGCGACAAAATGCCGCGTGTCAAGCTAATTCGTTTGTCATAGAGTGGGAATGGTCGACCACCGCCAACCGGAATTAACCGGCAGCGCCCTCCGCGGCAAAGTGGGGGCATCTTTGCATGGGCGAAGCCGGATTAGCCGGTCAGGCCAATAATAGTTGAAAAACCTTAGCGCGGTACCCGTAACGGACCTGACCGTAGTAGAGTGGCGTCAGGTGGTAGTAAACCGCGATTGGGAGTTGGTGACTCCCCGCCCATGCTCATCGATGATCCGCTGCATCTCGGCGATCTCCTCGTCCGAGTATCCCGCCTCCTTGACGAGCCACCACGGGAATGGGAGCCCTTCCGGATATCCCCACTTCTCGGCAAGCGCCATCATTCTGGCGTGTCTTGGGTCGGAACGATCAAAAACGCCCATGCTCAGCGAGCGATGTGAACGCCGGCAAACGGCGCCGCGCCACCGAAGACCAGCGTCGCAACCCAGATCAGGGCCAGCAAAGCTATGATCAGCAAACCGAATTTGTCGACCTGCGGCGGGATTGGCAAGCCGATGTAGCGCAGCACCCACAGCACAGCCAGAAAGATCCCGGCGATCAACGCAACAGCAAGGAGTATCCACAAGATCCCGATAATGAGTGCGCCCATCACATTTTCCTCGGCATGACCGCGGCACCCGCCCGCGGCATCTGATCGGGATGGATCATCCCAGGAGGCCCCCGCAACGGGTTGGGAGGAGGTGCGGCACCGCCCGGTGCCGGAGCACCACCGCCGCCTCCCTGCCCGCCCCCGGGGGCTCCTGGTGGACCACCCCCGCCGGCAGCCTGCATCTGTTGCATCATCTGCTGTTGCGCCATCTGCGCCGCCTGTTCGGCCATAAACCGCTGGTGGAAATTGATATGAAGCTGCGTGTTCATATGCTCCGGCGAACCGGAATCCAGCGCTTGCAGCAGCTGGGAGTGCGCCTGAATGTGCTCGGGATGGTTGTCCAGAGGATGGACAACAGCCTTCTGGCCCATCGCCAGCATCTCGTTCTCGGTATTCGGATCCATCGCCAGCTGCGAGCGCATATCACGAATTATCAGATGCCCCTCACGCCAGCCAAAGACGTTGCCGGCCGAGTGCACAAGCAGCGGAGCCGGGTCCAGCATATACCCCGCCTTGCCCAGCGCCTGCTCAAACCCCTTGTAAACGTTGAGGGCCGCTATCTGCTGCTGGACCTGTGCTGCGTTCCTGGCTTGTTCCACGCCAAACCAGGTGAAGTGATAACGGTTGGTCGACTGTAGCGGCGGGACCTTCTCCATCTTTGCCAGATGACCAAGCTCACCATACATCCGAACCGTTGTCTCGTCGTCGCGGAACTGGTGATCATAATCGACCCACAAACCCAGCATCGGGGTCAGCACACCCTCTTCAACCACCGAGCACAACTCATCGGTGGTCAGCACATCGACCTGTTGCTCCAGGGCCACCTCGGCCTGGTTGCGCTTGGCGCCGGGGCGCCCGGTCGACTGCGGCAACATCGCCGGATTAACCCCGAGGCTCTGAAGGATCTGAGCGGTTATCGACTGGAGAATTTGAACGCCGTCCTGCCATAACTTCGGAAACTCGGCAAATTTCGTCGAGTTCGGGTCGATCTCCCACACCGCTCCCAGATTGAGGATCATCGTCGCGGTGCGCGGGTTTTTGGCCGGGTCGGTCATCACGATCGGCAGCATCGAGTAGGTGGCGCTATCAGCCGCCTGCTGCGCTATCTGGTTGGCGTAGTACTGTAGCGAGGCGACCCCCGGCTTGATCGGCGACACTCCCTTGAAGGCGCCGGCGATCTTGTTCTGCGGCACCGAGAGCAGCGGACACTTGTCGTTCCAGTAGCGTATGCGACGGCACGACAGTACCAGATCGTAACCACCCCAAATCGATTCGGTCAGCCGCTTGCCCTCGCCGGGAATATCGCGGAGGCACCAGGTAACGTAACCCTGGATCGTTTGGCCACTATCCTTGATCCCGGCGGCATCGATCAGATCCTTCTCAATGCTGCGCGGGTTTTCAAAGACGCGAGAGCGGATCTCGAGCAACTCCTCTCCCGGGCCACGGCGCACCTCGCCCTCGTCGATCATCTCCTCGAGCTGTTCCTTGGTCCACCGCCGTATCACCGTAACGCTGCCGCCGCGGCGCAGGGCATCGTCTACCGACTGCGAGTTCTGGGGCAGGACCAGGACATCGCTGTCGTGCAAAACCTCGACCGAGGGGTGCTGATCGAACACCTCCTCCTCGTGCATCTTCTCGATCGGTTCGCGGGTGACATCAAGCGCAGAGACCGAGCGCATCATGCCGCGAAGGCTCAGCGTCGGCGGGGCGGTTTCACGTGAAACAATGTGCCGCGATGAACGGTCCCAGTCGACAAGCAAATTGTAGTGGCCCTCGATATCACCGTTGCGCAAGAGGCCAGCGATGTGCTGAGTACGCAGCTTGGTGACCCGGACATAGTCCTCGAGAAGCGCCACGATCTCAGCCGGGATCTCTCCGTCCGACCCGGTTGCGTCAATATACCTGCCGGATTGTGGGAACAGTCGGTTTAGATTTCTGGTTTTCCGCGCCTCGATCGCCACATGAACAATAGGCACATACAGATCAGAATTACCATTGTAGTAATTGTTACCGTCAACCTCGCAGTTATAAATTGCCCAATAGTCCTGAATGCTGTCAGCGCGACTGCCTTGGTTGCGGAACCCTTCCTCTACACGATGGAATACCTTGCACATGTCCTCGTATTGTTTCGAGGTCTTGCGTCCGAGGATCTCTGCATCGCGGCGACGGTCAGGCATAGGTCTTCAGCTCCAACTCAGGCTGCTGCTGCGGCATGATCGAGAGATAGCGCCGGCCGTCCTTACCTACCGCGTAGTTGCGTTCTTCATCCTCGCGCAGCCCCCACTGAAAGAGCCCGGCGAGACTTTCCAAGCCCTCGATCAGCACCCGGTATCGATTTTGCTCGGCTTCGTCGGCAACCCGTCCGTCCCTGGTCGGTCTTGCGTATCCCCCCGATAGGGCGCGAAGGGTCCAACCTGCGTCTGGGGCCACGGATAACTCCGGTTCAGAGGCAACTGTTCGTTCCATAGCCCTGCGCAATACGCCTCGCCCTGCTTCAATTGCCCCTCCAGGACGGCATTGGACTCCGAGTTCTCGGAAAGCCTGGACGAGGCCGACGTTTTGCCACTGGTCGAAGTGTCGAGGACCGGCGATGGCGGTGAGCCCGCTTCCGGCGAACATGCTGGCTGAGCGGACAAGCGCCTCGCTTGCTTGGCCCGGATCTCCATCGACGCACCAATCAGCAAGACAAGCAATTCTTCCTCCGTCCAACCTGACAAGAACCGCTGCCACCATGCCGCGGGTTGCATTGACAGCCAGGTAGAGAGCGCCGCTTCCAGGTTCCGCAGGTTGGATATGGACATTTGGATTGAATCCTTCGTAAATCAGGCGGCCGGGTCGGAGTTGGAGGGCATATGCCAGGGCGTTTGGGGCGTCTCTTCGACCGGTGGGAAAACCCAGAAGCTGCTCTCGCAATTCCGGCATTTCAGTCGTAAGCGCAACCTGGCCATTGGCAAAGAAAGGTTGAAGTCCCTTGATGAAATCGATTTGCCCTTTAGGTATCCAAAGGGATCGATAAGGGATTGCTCCGTCACTTGCCACTCGTGCTCGAATGGGCTCGAGCAACCACTGGTTGAGGCCATTTTCCTCTATCCCGATTTCAACCGGCTGGTGATCACGGTTAAGCCGAAACGCCAGGTCGACTATCTCCGACGGCATCATATGTTTGGCGCCGCATTCCCAGACGATCAGCCGATGACGATCCCAGCTCCACACCGCCCACCCGGTAAAGGCCGAGCTGCGGGTGGTCGACCGAGCCGGATCGATCGACACCCACTTGCCCTGAAAGGTGTGCTCGACCGGTGTTATCTTCAGCATGTCGGCGGTAAAAGTCCGATCAGCCTGTGACATCGCTTCGCACATGTACTCGCGTTCGAAAATATCCAGCTCGCCGAGCTGAGCATACATGCGGCGCTCGTTTGAGATCCACTCTTCCGTGAGTGTTGGGTGCCCAGGCCAACTCGACCGCTCCGCACCAGCCTCGTCACGGTAGCATATCGGGATAAACCGGTGCGGCCACTTCTGATTTTTGATCAGCATCATCGGGACGCTGTCGGCGTCCCGCACCGTGTCGTAGATGCGGATCTTGCGGCGAGCGCGGTCGCAGGCCGGGAGCAGGATCTTTAAAAACCACCGAAGAGTTTTCCGTCGTCCTTCGGGACTGAGGACGTCCTCATCATCTTCAAAGTCATTAACGACCACCAGATCCGGGCGCATGTTATGATGCTGAGTTCCCCGCATGGTCTGCCCGACACCTCGAGCCTGAATACAGCAGCCTGATCGCAAGGTGATCTTGGTGCTGGTCCAGGTGTCGCCATGGCAATCACTGTATCCCCAGGCAAGTTGCAGCCATTCGTTGTTATCGAGCTCTGACTTGATGTTGACCAGGAGCTCGGCCGCCAGCTCCTCCTTGGCCCCGATGATCAGACAGTTGCGGAAGGCGCCCTCGAGGGCAGCGACGATGATCCCTTCCTCGACCAACGTCGTCTTGCCGCATTCGCGAAATCCGAGATCAATGTAGAACCGCTCAGGCGACCAGAAATCCTCAACCAGCGAGCGGTGAAAGTCAGCAAACGGGTATTCGTGCCGGTGCTGGAACAGTTCGGAGTGAGCCAGGAACCGGTTCTCGCGGATCAGCGATAAAAGCTCGGCGGTCACTCCGCAAGACGCTTCAGGATATTCGGGAAACGACTGATGATTGCTGCGGTGAAGTCGACGTCATCGTAATCATTAGCTGACCCGGGCTGCGTCTGATCGCCCTCACAGCAATGAGCGATGCCCGAGCCTCCGCACTCGGGGCACGGGACTTCTTCGGGAAGCCCGAATTTTGTTGGCGCGGGAACCAGCAACCAGCCATCCCCCCTGCATCGCTCACATCTCATCACTCTCATCGTCCTCTTCCTCACCGTCAAGATCATAGCCGTCCATTGGATCGCTTGTTCCCGAGGACTCGTCATCATCATCCGCGGGATCCTCGGCAGTCAACGTGTTCACCTCGTCGATCCAATCAATGATTGTATAGGCGTCGTCATCCTCATCAGGCATTTTGGACATGGCGTTGCTCAGTTAAGCTCGTTGATTATGGAGGCAGTTGCGTCATTTAATCCAAGATTGCCAAGACTAAATGTGTCTTCCACCAATCTCATAAGACTATAATGGTCATGCAACGTAGATGAATTCACCCCCGGTGTCGCGCGGGCGCCATACATCACCATATATACTGTGTTCATATCAGTATCATTAGTAGAGTCATTCTCGTCAAACGTAACAATAAACAAGGTATTATTCATAAATGCCGGGTTCGAAAGTCTTGGGCCAAAAGCTCCTGAAAGCCATGTATCGGCAAACGTTACGCTGGTGTCATGGCCATCATTCTGCAGGTCCGGGACGTAAAGAGCATACGCCGGCAACGTCCCATTCGTGATATCAGTGTTCAACACTGAGGAGTCCACAACATGGGCATTACACCGTGTTGAGTTGGTGCGAACGTTATTAAAGCTGATAAATGGATTATGTTTGCGCACGTAGTTGCCACTTTGAGTTCCCGTATAACAGCTGCCGGGCCATCCTTCAGAATAAATCTTCCAATTCTTTCCGGCCGACTCAACCAGATCTCCTAAATGGGAAACGGCCAGGTTGACGTCGGTGTCATCGACAACTCCCGCCGTTTGCGCCGCTTCCATCGCGATATAATTCGGCTGTGATGGATGGGCGATAGCGTGGTAATTATTTAAATAGGTCCCGTTTGTAATCAGCGATGCCATAAAGGGTTGCGCCATAGCGTCGCTCGCATTGGCGTTTTCTAGGATAACCACCACGATATGATTTATAGGGGGGCGGACGGTCGTGGGGGAAAATAGAATTAATGCCTGTCCCCGAACAGCAATCAACAGAAAGACAGAAAGCCACAGACATTTTTTGAGAAACGACATCAGTAGCTTTTCAAGAAGATTATGAACACGACACACCATACCGCGAGCAGGGACCAGAATATCTGCGTCATCATGTCGCGGCCATACCACAACCAGAGGGTCAGATGATAGCTCCTATCGACGTGCAGCTGAACGCAGAGGAAGTTGCCAAGGCCGAGCGGGTGGCTCGCCGGCGTGCTGCGGAGTCGACGCACCTGGCTGACAAGCACGGCTTTACCGGCGACGGAATGGTCATCGACCTGGTCGGAGCACCCGCAGAAGCCGCAGGTTGCAAGGCACTCGGCCTCGTCTGGTCCGGCAGCGTCAACCACTTCAAACTCCCGGATGCCCGGCACAACATCCAGTTCCGCGGCACCATGCTCGAGCATGGATCACTGATCGTGCGTCCCGACGATGACGACCGTGACTATTTTGCATTAGTGACCGGTCACACCCCGAACTTCCGGGTGATGGGATGGATGCTCGGGAGAGACGCCAAAAAGCTGAAATGGCTGCGGTCTCCAGGTGGCCGTCCCCCTGCATGGTTCGTGCCGCAAGGCTACCTACGCACCGATTTTTCCGGCCTCTTGGCAACTTGACACGCCGGCGGCACCCGCTCAAACTCTTCAAGGGGAGGATACGCCATTTGCCTCTATCAGTTTCTCAACGTCAGGCCCGCCACAAGGAAACCATCCTCCGTTACCTAACGGAGCAAAACCGGCATATCCTTGATTTGAATGACAAAATCGAGAAGTTAGCTAACATTGTGGCAGCGTTAGCTAACGAACTAAAGAGTTCCCCCCCTTCTCC